CAATTGCGCAAAGAATTAGGAAATTTTGAAAAGCTTTGTATCAAAACAAACATTAAGCCGGTAGTGCGGTTAAATGTTTATAGCGATATCCAATGGGAGCGCCACAATATCCCGCAAGAATTTCCGAATATTTATTTTTACGACTACACAAAACAAGCTCAAAGATTGGGAAAGCTTCCCGAAAATTACAAGCTTGTATTCTCTTATTCGGGAAAGAAAGAATATCAATCGCAAGTTAAGAAAGCTTTAGAACATGATGTGCCTATAGCCGTTGTCTTTAATCCTTTTATGCCGGATGAATTCCTAGGAAGAGAAGTTATCAACGGTGACGAGTCCGATTTAGTCAACATGGAAAGCGGGAAAGTAATCATAGGCCTAAAGTATAAAAGGACTAAAGCATCTAATGATGAGATGCTGGCCAGTGATTTTGTAATCAATACCGACATCATAGCGACCGGATAATGTACGAACTACACATCAAACGAGAGGGATTTTTTCGACTCCATGCCATGGGGTCGAGATCCCAAATGTTGAGACAATCTGAACTGCTCAGAAAAAATGGCGTGTTCGATTGGTTCATCGTCAACACAAACTAAGTCCGCAAGTCCGCATGCATTTAAGTCCGCAAGTCCGCATGCGCACATATAAAGCGTGTAAGCCCGCATGCAGTTCACTAGGGGTAAGACAAGGGGTAGAGAGAGAAAAGCTCTCTAGGGGGGTGAGAGAGGGGGGAAAACCTATTCCTCCCCACAAATCCCCACAAAATCCCATGTTTGCATAACCGTTGTTATTTGGTAAGATGTACTACGGTAATGCAAAGATGCATTCAAATAACTAAGGAGGAAAAATGAACAAACCAATCACGATCATGGAACTCAATGAGTTCTACATGGATCACAAAACCAACATTCAATCAACCGAACTAGACTTGTTAAAGTGCGCAGGCTTTGAAGACTCAAGCTTCCGAAACGAATTATGCGCAAAGTTTTCTAGACCATCAAAGCTAGGAGAGTATCTTAATATTCACGTATGCACCGTAGTGATCGGAGAATACATGGAAGACGAAGACTTTTTGTCTGCACACTTCTACGAATCAAATCCATTGCACCCAAAGAATTGGAGTGTGATTGATTACAATATAGACGGTGACCGTCCTGAAAATTTATTAGGAGCAAAGCTAGACTTACCATTTATATCTCTGTCATCGGATGTGTATGTAGATGGCGAAAGTGAAATCCTCACTGAAGATAAACGCCTGCCAATGAACATCCAAGAGGCGATCATCGCTTGCACGAGATTTGAGGAAGAGGCATTAAGATCCGCAAAGAATAAAGAAAAGAATCTCGAAGAATACCACAAGCTTTTGTCTATGCTCACTAACGATCAAGCAGACATATTTATAAGCCTCCAAACCATGCACGCCTTATGGTGCAAGATGCATGGCTTTGAGTTTATGTGCGCTAATGACATGCTCAGTGTCTGTGATTTAAATGACTATCAAAGAAAATGGTTAAAGGCTTTTGGCAAAGCATGGGATGGCATGGAAGAGATTGAAAGATTCCATGGCTTCGCATACAACAACGCAGGGGAGGAACTGTAAATGAAACTAGAAGACCTTAACAATTTAGTCGTTACGAATTTACAAACCATGGGACACTCAAGAGGGGTGGCTCACTCCATGATCATATCTAGAGATGGCAAAGAGATTCTCTTCTCAAACAACGAAGGAAATGGCGGATGCGATAGCCACAATGTCTCTCTCGAAAACATGCAGTGGCTTAACGGTCTACACCGCCTATGCAAAAAAGAATTAGACAAGACTGAGAGTCTTGATTGGCTTTTAATGTTTGCAGAAAAAGGGAAGTCATTGTCTTGGGCAATGATGAAAGCGAAAAAGTTCGATGAGCTATCACCGGAAGAACAACTGGCATCGCTATAATGAAATTCCTAGCCAGTGATCATTGTCCTGAAGTCACGCTCCGATCTTTGGAGCATGACCTCAGACATTCAAACGATAGTCACTACTTCAGTGCGCACCTTTACCTGAACGAAAAGAAAATCATGAGGGTAAAGAACGAGGGGGTAGGTGGCTGCCACTTCTACGAACCGACCAACAACCTTACCCAAGCTCGCATGCAAGAGCTCCTGGATCGAGCAAAATTATTCTGCAAGTTCGCAAGAAGGGATCTCTATGACACCATTTGCGACAGTCCGCATGTAGACTTCACATTCGTTGACGTACTAGTCAGCAACTTAGTGAACGAACAGCTAACAACAAAGGATATGCAAAAGGAATTAAGAAACAACATCTACATCATCGACAGAGATGCAAACGAAGGTAAGGGATATCTTTACAAAACAAACAAGCGTCCGACAGATACTCATCTCAAGAACGCAAACAAATTGCTAACAACAATTGGCAAGTACTTTAACTACACGATACTAAACGAGCTAGAAGAAAGAGAACAACTCCGACTCTGGCTCACCATAAACTAAGGAGAACTAAAATGGATACAAAGTTTCAACAAGTAACACTCATCATTTCATGTGACGATCTTGGTGGAGGGCATTCATACTCTCCGATAGACAATCTGTATGAGGTAGTAAGAAAGTCTGGAGATGTAAACATCGTTACAAAAATAGGGAAGGTAAGAGACTTAGGATTCAAAATCATTGGGGAGGAAAATGAATGTGGATAATTCCGAACAACTACCAACCGTTATCAGCTTCTGTTCTGGATACGCTGGAATCGAAAGAGGACTTGAGCTTGCAGGGATTGAACATAGAGTCATCGCTTATGTGGAGATCGAAGCCTTCGCCATTGCGAACCTGGTCGCAAAGATGGAGCAGGGTGACTTGGTTCCAGCACCTATCTGGACGGATCTTAAAACCTTCCCAGCACACCTCTTTCGAGACTCAGTTGACATCATCACTGGAGGATATCCTTGCCAGCCGTTTAGCGTGGCAGGAAGAGCGCAAGCCTTTAACGATCCCCGACACCTCTTCCCCTACATCCTCGACCATGTGCGAACAATTAGACCTTCTCAGTGCTTCTTCGAGAATGTCGAAGGACACATCAATAGAGGACTCGAATCAGTCCTCCAAGACTTGGAAGGCGCAGGTTACGATTCAACGTGGGGAATATTCTCAGCGGAAGAAGTTGGCGCACCTCACCAAAGGAAACGCATCTTCATCTTGGGCAACGCCAAACACCATGGACTCGCTTCCTCAGAGATCCGAAGAGGCATTGAAGAGACAAGCGACAACAACGAGGGATGGAAGAGCGAAGCCAGCAAATCTCAGGGAGCAAGTGAACGAGAGGTCAATGGAGATTTATGCGGAGAAGAAATATCCGCTTCTATTTCCAAACGGAAACAATCTGTGGCCAACTCCAGTGGCGCAGGACGACAACAAATCTCCAGAAGCACACATGAGAATGAAAGCGAACATGAAGGGAGGTCCAAGATACAAACCGACATCACTTCAAGTCATGGTGAAGGGGATAGAGAAAGGTCTATGGCCAACTCCGACTCTTCACGGCAACTACAATCGCAAGGGAGCGAGTCAGAACAGTGGGGATGGACTCGAAACAGCGGTCAAGAAGGAACTATGGCCGACCCCGACAGCCATGACTGGAGGGACAGGAGTCGCACCCTCCCACGAGAACGGTGGCCATGGTTGGAACATAGGGGCAGCGGTGAACGACAGCTTGTCGGACAACCCGAAGAGGAACTGGCCGACACCAAGAGCATCGGAGTACAAGGATTGCGGACCAGTGGGGAGCAAGAGCCACACTCACATGGACAAGAAGAACTACCTATGCGCAAAAACCAAGCAGGAGGACAAGCCAACTGGTTGTCTGAACCCAACGTGGGTCGAGTGGTTGATGGGTGTCCCGACAGGGTGGACAGAATTAGACTCTTGGGTAACGGAGTTGTCCCCCAAACAGCCGCCAGAGCATGGGAGGTCTTGAATGGTAGGGTTTAAATTCAAATCTGGGAGGGGCGGACTACGCCCCAACTCTTCCACCCTTCACAAAAGCCATAAGCAAAAATCATACGTTTGCAACTGGTGTGATAAACCATTCACATCAAACGCAAACAACATGAAGGGTGAACGCTATTGCTCGACTGCTCACCGGACTTACATGTTCAAGCTCAAGCAATCAATTGACAACAAACGAAGGGTCACAAAGAAAGAGCGCAAGCGTCATACCTTCAGACCTGAAACCTGGAGGACAAAATAAATGTCAAAAATAGAATTCACCACCTTGTACAGAGCTTTCAATAAAAACAATGAACTGCTTTACGTTGGGATCTCAGGTTCAGTAATGACTCGCATGAATAGTCACAAAAGAACAAAATTTTGGTTCAAAGAAATGTCATGCCTTACTACTGAACATTACGACACAAGAGAGGAAGCTTTGACTGCAGAATCAAAAGCAATCAAAGAAGAGAATCCTAAATACAACATACAAGGTAAATGCAGAAACAAACCTTATCATTCAAGATATTCAAGAAAAATAAGGGGAGATTTAGACCTTGATAAGCTTAATAGTCACGATGAATGTATTTACCTTAAATTGTATGAGAAGTATGGCAGTCGTAGTGCGCCGAAAATAATTGAAGCCTCAAGAAAAAGGGGAGGTCCAGCACCTACTGGTACTGGCTTCACCATTAGAGGTGGCAGGATGATTAAAATAGCAGACCACCAATCAACGCTATCTTCTTCAAGCACAGGAACCGGAACCATCAGTTTTCCGCCAGACTTTCAACCATCTTCATTTTCTTCTTCGTCATCATGAATATCTTCTTCGCTGCCTTGGACTTCATCTTCGATCTCTTCGTCCTCGATGACCTCTTCAAACTCCGCATCTTCCACATCCTCCCTAGTTGTATTCACATTGAGTCCATGCTTTTCAATCAAACTGCGAAGCCTGGATTCAACTTCCCCTCGATCCATCTGATCAATCTTCCCTGTCTTGATCTCCTTCTTGTCAACCATCAAGCCTGCAAGCTTGGCTCTTGCAATCTCAGCATTAATCGCAGGTCCGTATGCTCCATCCTCCAGTGCTGCATCCCTGATCATCTTCAAATCCCTTGCCGTTTTCTCAAAGGTAATCCCATACCTCAACTGGGTGGCCTCAGTTAACTCAGCGATCCGTTCCTGAACATGTTTATAATTCACATGATGCAAAAGATTAGAAGAGCTCACGCTTGGATTTTTATATCCTGCCCGAATTGCACACTCCTTCTTCGTCAGATCTCCATTCACAAACAACTGCGCAAACTTCTCTTGCTTTGGAGACAATTGCTTTCTTTTTGCCAACCCTCTCTTCGCAAATTCTTCCTGTTCAAATAACATGTTACCCATTGCTACCTCTCACACTAACTAAAATTTTTTCCCCCTAACCTAAAGGAGTTGCGGTAGAGAATATGTATATATATTTCTCTCCCTTTAGGGATGACCCTACTGACCCATTGACCCACCCCATTTTTAAAGGGCTGCAGAGCATGGGTCAACCCAAGTCAACCTAGGTCAAGCCTGACCCTACTGACCCTACCCCTAACTCATTGATATTAAACAACTTTGTACCCTCCAAAACCATGACCCGCCTTTTTGTTGACCCTACCTATTTGACCCTACCTTTTGCCTAGAATTTACTTTAACTTTCTCTCCTAAGTGTTTTTCAACCACCCCCCTGAACGACCCTCTTTTATTTTTATTTTCACCTGCTATACTTCTCAACGTAGCAGGTTTTTTTTCAAGTTTGTTCCCCTGCTATGATTTAAATCCCCTGGATTGGGGAAGGCTCTGAAGGATGTTTTCTCCTTAGTTTGCATCTTTCAGGGCCGACCCCTGTTTTATTAATGATCAGACGATCCCCGATAATCAGGCACATAAATACCAATTCTTCTTAACTCTTTATGCACCCAGCTTGCATCTGGAGCCTGATTAAAAAGCTTGTTTGCTTTGTTGCCCTCGTAAACAAATCGAGCGTTCCTGATAGTTTCATTAGGGCTTCGGTTGCACACCACGCACATGCTGCTCTGCATAACCCTAGCACTAAACTTCTCAGGGTCTGTCGTTCCGCACATAACACAAGGATCACGCTTCTCCTTGAGTATCTGCTCCCTCGTTCTCTTCATAATGTTCTTGAACAATGTCTCTCTCCTGACTGTCTTCTAGTATATTCATCCACCGATTAATCATGTTCCGGTCATCAATGTTTTCTGTATCCAACTCAATTTTTATTTTCATCAATCAACCTATTCAAAAACCAACGGCATTTCTCTAGGTCTGTAACAACCCCACCCTGCTGATCTCTGTGCTTGTCCTCGTAACGCCACAAGTATTTCATGACAGAGCCCTTGAGATACCCATGGAATGCCTCTCTCGACATGCTTGCTTTGATTGAATCAATGCACTCAATTGACCCTGACCGATAGTGCGAGGGGTTGATGTCATCGTCACGCCCAGACATGCTTCTTCTTACCACCATCGTATTTGATTGCATGCCCCTCCTCGATGAGGATCTTGCAGATGTCACGCCTGCTACCATGAGTATACATGTCTGCGAGTAGCCGCCCATACTTGTCCAGCTTGCCGCCATTGAGCGACTCGACATAGATCTCCTTACCACACAACACCTTCATTCGTTTCTTTGCAGCGAGGCCCAATACCTTCTCTGCCTTGTTGCGAGTCCTGGACTCTGGAGTATCTATGCCATTGGCTCTGATCCTAACCTTCCGGTAGACACCGAATGACAGGTCAAGCAGGACATCGACCGTGTCACCATCGACCACCCGATCCACCTCCGCCTTATAAATATACTGTTGTTCTATTACTTTCCTCGCCATTCCACCACTCTCCCTTTTGTCAACAACTCCTCTTCGTCTATCTCTACCTTCATGCAATAGAGAGAGAACCTGATTGTCGGGTCATACCGATAGTCCTCGTGAATCAATGACGCTGCTCGTGTGCATTCCATCATCGTGTCGTAGGATGCCAGCAACGTATAGAAACTCATCGTAAACAGATAGAGTTTAACCATCAGTCCCTGCCTGGCCACTCTCTCTCTTTCTCTGTCCAAGCCTCATTCTCTGGGGTCTTAGGATCATCAGCTATAAACCTACCCTTTGCATCACGAGTCCTTACCTTGACCTTCTCAATGACCTTAGATGTTTTTTCAGAAAAAGACTCTTGTTGTTTACCAAACAACTTACCTATCCAATTTTTAAAAAATCCCATGTCTAATCTCCTAATTTATTGATCTATCTCCCACGGCTTGGCCGTTGTGTTCTCTGCACGGTAGTGCCACATGGCCAAACCGGGCATACTGAATGTTAATACTTTATCACTCATGTGTTTTTGAACATAACTCACTGCTCTCTGACACGCTTTATTTCCATTGCTTTTATTGTGTCTTCTGAGTTGTGTCTTAGCTATCAACTCCATCTCGTTACGCTTGTAATACTTATTAACTTCCATGCCTTTGTGAACCAGTTGTGCAATCGCCACCTCATCTTCTGTAGATATCTCCCTTGTCATGCGCTTACCTAGATCAGAGATTTCCCAGACACCAAGGTTGAAATCAAACGAGGCCATGTGTTCATCAGGGTCTTTGGCATTACGAGCTTCATAATAGAACTGTACGTTGGGCTTCTCTCCTGCCAGTTTGATGCCGGAGTCGAACCACCCAGTAAAGACTGAGCCACCTCGTGCTGACATAAACGACTTGTCATCTGCCCTTTCTTTACCAGTGTGATGTGCTAACACCACGCAGATATCATTGAGCTCTATCAGTTTATCTACTCGATCCAGTAACTTCCTGATCTCTGTATTACTGTTTTCCTCACCGTCAAAGAAGTTGATGATGGGGTCGATCAATACAATGTCTGGCTTATGAAACTGAATCTCATCGTGAAACGCCTGGATATCCTGATCAGTCATCAGATTCTTTCTTAGTCTGCCTGACACAATCAGATTTTGGTAACCCATGCGCACCAGATCTTCATCATCTGCGAACCGCCTGAAGTATGTTTCGATACGATCTTTAAGAAACTCTTTGATTATCTCTGCTTGAAACCACATAACTTTCAAGGGCTTACTAAATGGTACACCCATGAAGTCTGTGCCAGTGCAAGCACCTGCTGCAAACGCACCAAGAAAGTTACTCTTACCTATCTTTGGCTTGCCCAATAATAGAACCCTGCTTTGCTTGAAGATAAATGCATCGCCCCAATACTGTTCGACCGAATCTTTCTGCACCTCTTCTTGCCATTCTTTCTCTCCAAATGGCACAAGACCAAGCGGTCCTTGAGTTGGCTTTTCCTCCACCTCTTCAGGGTATTCTTGATCCTGTATTTCTTTGAGGTCAGCGCTGATCTGTGTCTGCCACTCACTGGTCTTCCATTCGTTCACGCCTGCGTGTATGTCTTCTGGAAATCTTTTAACGTGTCCCTGACAGATACTCAGGGTGGTGGTTGCCGCTTCAACAATAGACATAGGTGGCTCACAAGTTTGATTCCAGTCTTGAGCCTTGATCAGGATCTCTCGCATCCCCCAGCCTTCTTTAATCCACTTACCAACTAACCTAGCTAACTTGTCGTTGCGTCCGCCTTCTTTTGCAGCCTCTTCATTCAGCTTCTCTCTAATGTCACTGCTTGTATCATTCGATCCGTTGAAAGAAGTAATGCTTGCAATGTCTTGCTCAGATAGCCACGGCAGTTCATCCATGGAACTAAGACCAACACTTTGATTACACAACATGGTGTATCCTGCGGAAGGTGCAACCATGACATAGCCGCCTTTACCACGAGTGTCTATCTTTCTGGCTCCTGCACCAGTCTTAATCTGATTTGTGCCTAAACCATAGAAGTAATGCGCCCCACCTCTGGGTGTTCTTTGAATCAAAGGAGTCTGAGTGATAGAGCCAGACCCTATCCAATCGACTGCCTCATCAGAATCTGCATCGATAACGACAAAGCTTATGCCTGTGATAGCTGCCCAGTTAGCTTGAGGATATTGTTCATGCCATTGCTGGATCTCTTCATCTGATGGCTGGATGTTCTGGTAGTGTGACCAGTTAATGCGAGGAGTCTTTGCCCACTTTGCTTTGAGTGCGAGCTCATCATCGAAAGGATGTCTCTTTCTGTAGTAGGCTGGGACTATCTCATGCGGAGAACCACACGGAATGATATGCAGACCATGCTCCCACATATCATGTAGCCAATCGCCTTTTTCTTCATGCGTTATTTCCTGACCATCAAACTCAGCCTGGAAGAAATGCGTATTACTCTGTCCGCTGTACCCTTCTGGCGTATTCACTGATTTTTATTCCCCTTACTTTCATTCCCAAGCCTTTTGCAGAGGCTCTGATGGCAGTCATTTGACTCATGCTCTTGTCTTCCGTTTCATCAATCACAAAAGACTGACCGATCTCCATGGCTTTTAATATCTCCTGCCACTTACCATCTTTTTTGCGAAAGCTTTTTTCTATGGGTACTTCTTCAATGAGAACGCCACCCACTTTCTTCACGCTGTCATTCATTTTTTTACTCCGGTTAACCAGGTTCAGATAATATAAAATGAAATAGCAAATCGCAATATTTAAAAAAAATAAAAAAAGTTAATTCATTTGTTGATTATAGTTTTGCATATGCTATTCTTGGTCGTGGATGAGAGAGTAAGTGAAAAAAGGAGAGTACATGAAAGAAGGTATGGGGAGCGCTGTTGTCCCAAATTATAGAGAGCTAGTTGAACAATTAGACTCTGCAAAAAAATTGAAGGATGAACTTGGTAAGAAGATTACTAAACTTACTAGACAAGTCCTCGATAGTCCTGAAGCAAAAGAATCACTTAATTTGCTTTCAAATCAAGGTGGAGAGAAAACCCAAGACGGTATTACTTTTGCGAAGAAAAAAGAATACGTCTGGGATGAACAAGAACTCGCAAAGATTCTTGGTGATTTAGATCCTCCTCCCTTTCTCACGGTAGAAACTCGCTACAAAGTAAACATGAAAGAATATAAAAAGTGGTTAGTCGATCATGACGATACCTTTTATAAGAACGCCATGACTACTAAGTTAGGTGATCCTTCTATCAAAAAAATTAACATAGAAACTTTTAGAAAAGCACAGGAGGAAACTAATGAATGCTAATACAGCCGCAGCAAATGCGTTGATGCAAAGCATTGTTACCCAACCTGTCTTGCCGCCCGAAGCTAGTTACATCCCTATGCGGATTAACTTACAGGGTCAAGACGGTATAGGTAAGAGTACCTTTGCGGCAAACGCAGATAAACCAATCTTCATTCAAGCGGAGGACGGACTTGACTTTATTCAAGATGTCGCTCGTTTTCCAAAGTGTGAAACTTGGACTCAGATTTTTGACAATCTGACTGCTTTGTATTTCACAGATCATGATTACAAAACAGTGGTGTTGGATACGACAGACGCTGCTCATGCTTTATGTGAAACTCATGTATGTGAAAAAAACAATTGGCGTGATGCAGACGGCAAACTGTCTATCCTAGCGCCCGGATGGGGCAATGGATATACCGCTGTGAAGGAACAGTTTCAAGGTCTTTTGAACAATCTTAACAACTTGCGTGAAGGTAAAAATATGAACGTGATTCTTTTAAGCCATGTGCATATCAAGCCTCACAATGATCCAAACCTAGCTGAACCTTATGATAGGTGGGAGATGCGTTGTTCTAAGGGAGTCAACAGTCTCATAAAAGACTGGGTAGACTTTAACCTGTTCGCAAAATTTGAAACTACACTATCAACAACAGGCAATAAAACCAAAGGTAAAAGTGTCGGTAATCGATCTTTGCACACTAGGTTTAATGCTGGGTTTGATGCGAAGTCTAGAATTACGCTACCAGAAAAGATGCCTTTGAATTGGCAAGAATTTATTAATGCATACACCAAAGCGTTGAATCCAACGCAATCACCAGAAACTAAAGTAGCTAAAGGAGGAAAATAGCTATGACAAATAGTATACTTGATGGACTATCATGGTCAGATGTTGATTCAAATCAACAAGGGATTACTGGACCCATACCAGAGGGATCTTATTTGGTAGAGGGAATTGAAGTAACTGAGCGATCAGCACAGGTTGAAGGATCGCAGCCATATAAATCAGGGGCTCAAGGAATAGATATTCAATTTTCTGTTGTTGGCCCTTCGCACGTTAACAGAAGAATCTTTGAGACATTTGTAATCGTCAACAAAGACGGTAGCCAAAATGTCGCTAGTCTAGGAAGATTGAAGGCGCTTGCGGAAGGGGTCGGCATTGATGTATCCATGACTGATATTGGATTTCAAACAGTGATGGCATCTATGAACCGCCCTTGTCCTGTTCATATTGTTATTGAGCCTGGCGCTCCTGATGGTAAAGGCGGTCTGTATCCAGATAAAAACAGGATCAGCACCTTTAACTACAAAGGGAGTGATCAACCTCAACCTCAACCTCAACCTCAAGCTCCGGTTGCACAGCCTGCACCACAGGCAGTTGCGCCTCAAGCACAGCCGCAAGCCGCTGCACCACAAGCAGGACCAGCTATCAATTGGTCTAAACCCTAATCACTTCTGCGAGGTGCATGAACGGTGAGGTGGCATCGTTGTCCAAACGGCAGGGGGGTCTCGCAGATTCTTATTTGCTTCCCTGTCGATCCACCACTTTTTGTTTTCTATAGGAGGTCGGTATGGCAAAAGAAGTGTATGAAATAACACCGGAACAAAAGAAAGACATTGAGATGCTTCAAGATAACTTCAAAGACTTTCTGGATGGTAATCTTTCTGAAAATTTAACCCAGATACAAGTGCTTGCTCAGATGGCTGAGTGGTCTGTCTTTCATCTTTATCTTCATGCTGAAAGCCCAGACTTAGTAACTTGGCATTTAGGAAAGACAAAGCAAGACGCACTGGCACATCGCAAGATGATTGAGGACGATGAAATAGAGGAGTAAAAATGCAATTAAGAAACTATCAGAAAAAAGCTTTGGAAAAAGCTCACTGCTGGTTTGAAGAAGAAACAACTTATCCGTTGATTGTTCTGCCTACTGGCGCAGGAAAGACCATTGTTTTTGCTACACTTATCAAACAGTTATATGAGGACAATCCAGGTAAACGATTCTTGATATTGGCTCACAGACAAGAGCTAATCAGACAAGCAGTGAATAAGATTCAATCTGTGTGGCCAGATGCACCAATAGGTATACTGGCTGCTAGTCTAAAAGAATTTAACCAAACAGCCCCCATTGTAGTAGCCAGTCGAGATACGTTGGCATCTAGAACCAGATTAGAGAAAAGCTATCCTTTTGACTACATCATCATCGATGAAGCTCATCATGTAGGCACTGAGAAGAGCAGTCGATATCGCAAGATTATTGATCACTTTGAAGAGATTGGTTGTCCAAAAGTATTGGGTGTGACAGCCACACCATATCGCATGGGTCAGGGATGGATCTACGGCATGGATGATCACTTCTTTGGAGGAGTTGCGTACCGGGCTGAGATCATTGACCTGATCAAAGAAAATTTTTTATGCAGACTATCTGCTTATAAAGTGAATGACGATGCAGTGATTGATGCATCTACCGCAAGGGTAAAGTTCAAAGGCGGTGACTACCGTGAGTCTGACCTTGAACGTATAGCCATGGGTGATAACACCATCATCGCTATCATTAATGACTGGATTGAAAAGGCCTACACTAAAGGAAGAACCAGTACAGTTTTCTTCTGCGTCAGTGTTCTTCATGCAAATAAGATGGCCATGTTCTTAAAACAGTTTGGTATCGCTGCCGCTTGTGTCACTGCTGAAACGCCCCTGAAAGAAAGAGTGCAAATACTGGAGGACTTTGAGGCTGGGAAGATCAATGCGCTATGCAATGTAGCCGTATTAACTGAAGGCTGGGATGCGCCTAGGACAGACTGCATTGGCCTGCTCAGACCCACCAAATCACTGGGACTTTATGTGCAGATTTGTGGGCGTGGTATGCGGCCATGGGAGAACAAGAAAGATTGTTTGCTTCTCGATTATGGGGAGAACATGAAACGCCATGGATGCATAGATGTGGCCACTCCAGAGCGCAATAAGACTGGGGAAGAGTTGGATGAAAACGATGGCATATGGATATGCGACTGTCTGGCAGTCAACGATTCTTTGTACAGAGAATGCATTGAGTGCGGTCAACCGAAACCTAAGAGGATTGAGCCGGAACTCCTTGAGCCAGTCGCTCAAGAAAAGGAAGCCGCTGAGACAACCATTGCTGCTGAAGGTAATGTCCTGAGTGACATGGCTGATGAGAAGTTCAAGCCAGTTGAAAAGCAAGTGAAGGTGACAAGGATATGGGCAGAGCAATCTGTTTCTAAAAACAACAATCGTTATTTGAAGATTAACTTTAAATCACCAGAACAATACTGGCCTTACTCTCACTCAATGATGATTGAGATGAGAGGTAAACCAAGACAGGTGGCAGAGAGGCAATGGAAGAAGATGTCAAGAGGACTGTCTACTCTTCCTTACGCTGTGTCTGCAGCGGAAAGAATAGTCAACGAAGATAAAATCTTTAATGAAGTTAAAGAGATAAGAATTAGAAAGGAGGGTAAGTACTGGAATGTCATCAATGTATATTTTTGAAAAGATGGATCGGTGGATTGAAGAAGACAACGACAGGTTTAGACAGCACCTTGGCATGAGCGGTATAGGTGATGACGATGAAAGGAAGAGTTGGCTTAACTTTAGATGGTCTTTACCCTCTCCGTTCAAGGGCAGGATGCTGAGACTGTTTGACCTGGGCAATCACATTGAAGATCAAATGGTAGATTTCATAACCAAGAGTGGGGTCATTGACATCTCTGCTGTAGATGCGCAGGGAAACCAGTATCGAGCGTCCTTTATTGGCGGACATTTTGGGGGAAGCTGCGATGGATTTGTAAGGCGAGTCATTGAAGAAAACCCAGATGAGGTTTTAGTGTTTGAATGTAAGTCAGCTAATGACAAGCGATTCAAAGAACTGGAAAAGATGGGTGATTACGAGGGCTGGTCTAAGGCATATCAATGGCAGTTGCATTGTTACATGGGTTGCTTTGGATTGAAGAAAGCACTGGCAGTTGTGGTGAATAAAAACACCAGTGAGATTTATTCTGAGGTCGTTGATTTCAATCCTCACATTTGGGAGGAGGCTCAAGAGAGAGCGACTAGAATCATAACTTCTGATAGGCCACCTGATGGCATGCATGAACGTGACTGGAGGCTCAAGAATCAAACGCCTCAGTATCGTGAGACTTATCTTGGGAATCGTTTACCACCATCAGTCAACTGTCGTAACTGTAAATCCTGTAGTCCGGTCATAGAAGGCACTGATGCCGCCTGGTTCTGCACTAGAAGTAACCGCAACCTTACCCTTGAGGAACAAAAGAAAGGCTGTCCTGACCATCTATGGAACCCTCACATGGTAAAAGCAGACATGATTGAAGAAGAAAGCACTGAGGACATGGTGGCTTATCGTGCTGGCATGTGGAGATTCCATAATGTCATTGCAAGTTTGAAGGGCGAGATGAAGTTCACGAGCCCTGAGATGCGTGAGCTTTCAAAAACAAACTATGACTTTGTCAGAATGAAGGAGATGCTTGAAGCGAGGGATCAGTTTGATGGGGAGTTCACCCAAATTGAGGTAACTGACGAAGATAATACTCCGTTCTAGGTTGCTCTCTGGGATCTTTAACTATCTGAATGACTAGCCCTGGATACAGGGCTTCCACCAACTTCTTCTTTAAACTAAACACTTGGGTAATCACACCCTTGGTATCTTCTACGATGACATCTTCTCCGCATCGATACCGGAAGTCTGCGAAGTATTTGCAGATCTTCTTCCCTTCCACAACACACTCATAGGGAACCTGCACTTCCAAGTCGAATATCTCCCCACGGTCTTGCATGCCTTTGAGGATTTTGTATCGAGCCCCTTCAAGTTTAGAGTCGAATGTGATGCCGTCATATTCAACTTTCTTTGCGTAGTATTTGCTTTTACTTTTTCGTTTTGGAATCAATCATCTAGACCAAGTAGTTTGTTTACTTCTTTTTGTTTTAAAGCGTTACTCGCTCTCTTCTCTTGGCTCAATGGTAACTGAGTTCCCTCAGACTTGTCACTAAATAAACGTAGATCTACTCCTTGACCAGGCACAATTTGAGGACGCTGTATTGTAGGAGATAATTGTTGACCCAATCTTTGACCATAATCTTGATACATTGGTCCCATCTTAGGCACGTTTCTAATCTTAGTTTTATCCACTCTATAAGCGTCCTTAAATATTTCAGGAGGTGGTGAGTAAGGAATAAACCTATTGTTTATTACGCTTTGATAATCTTTTACTTTTGCATCTGAAAGAATTTTTGCTATATCTCCTTTTGATATACCTAAATATTCTGCATCATCAACAGCGACTGACAATTCTTTTAATGCTTTATACCTTATTTCATTAGATCTTTTATAAGCGTTTGCAAATTCTTCTGGTACTCGTTTACCGTATGCTTTTCGTAAAGCTCTTAGTTCTTGTGACGCAGATGCTATTTCTCTTGCTGCTTCAAAAGCTTGATACTTTAACTTTTTTTCCACATCAATTTTAACTGTTTTTATACCACTCATTCCTTGAGTCATCTCACTAAAGAAATCTACTTGTTCTCCCCTATCAGATACTCTGTATTTAGGATCAACCAATTGACTTTCTACTAGCACTGATCTAGGTAAATCACGCACGTTAAATGCTCTAAAACCAAAATGAGTTATCTTGTCACCCAGTGTTCCGTCACCCGGAACATTCTCATATGCTCTTTTTAAACTTACTTTAGGATTTAATTCGGCAGGAGCTAAAGACGGAACAAGACCATTAAAGATGTGCGCTATGCCAGCATAAGCTTTTTCTCCTGCACCTACGTTTTCATTTGGATTCCATATTCTAGTTCCAAACTTAGTCTCTCCATTTCTGGTTACAACATCTAATATTCTTTCGGTGAGTAAGGATTCCCCTAAGAATGGAGAAAACATATCGTTGTACATCATGCCAACTGCTTCATTTAATATGTCCATGTTTTCTTTTTCAGCTACTTGGCCATTATCAATTGATTGTTGAACTGCTCTAAACGGTCTGGCTAAGAAATCATAAGGCATGGTGTAAGATAAATTAATCACCTCTGTAATGTTTCCTTCTTTGTCTGTACCTATGGGTATCATGGTAGCGGTTTTTTCCCAAGGCCATGCAAAGGATCTCAAGTAAGCATTGAGTTGCTCTTGATTGGTTCCGGTTAACATCATCCCAGTAGCTTGAACACCAGCAGGAATTCCTGTAGTAATTGCACCAAATCCCAACAGTCTTTCCATACCTCTCGCTCTGACTTCAGGATTATTACTGGCCACTTCTTTAATTGCTTGTTCTAAAATATTAACACTGGTTCTTATTATTTCAGCAGGGTAGGCAATGAAGTTTCCAAACGGAGTTCTTCTAATCATCCTTACAATTTCTGGAACTCTTTCATAATTAGGCACTACATCTCTAGTGATGACAGCAGCCTGATCTTCTAAAAAGTTTTTAATCAAACCTTCGTTTTTAAGATCAAAAATATTAAAGTTGTTTGGATCAAGTCCAGCCCTTCTTGCTAGTTCTATTTGTTCACTTGTTGTGGCTTTCACCATGTAAGGAACTTGTTTTGCTTGAGAACTTCTAACCATACTGTTTAGTTTTTGAAGTTCTGATTCAAAATTAAATATACGCCACACATCATCACCACCTTGGTATAACCTAGTCATGATATTGTTTTGAGCGGCTTGCATAAATTTAGAAGAAAACAATTTTCCTGTTGCGCCACCTGCTTTAGCGGCTTCATCAATCAAACTGTTTAATTCACCTAGCTGTGCTTGTTGTCCTACAATCCCTTTGTTTTGGTAAAACTCAAACAGCTTTCTTCTGTCTGCATCTTTTGGAAACCTTCTCATTACATTTGAACCAACAAGGGTCCAAGACTCTGAAAAAGTTTTCATGTTAGGCAAGTTGCCGTTAGCTATGGCAAATCCCATGGCGCTAGTGACGTTTCTTATCTGACCCACTACGTTGTAAACAGTTTTACCTAACTGAGACACACCTTTAGCTCCAAGGAAAGCGCCATAGGCTTCCCCAAATAAAGGTATGTTTTGATAAAAGCCATCTTTATTTTTTTCTAAAGCTGCAAGATAACTTTTTTTAACATACTTACCACTGATAGGACCGTATCCAACTCCTGATAGTTTCACATAATCATCTGCGGAAGTAAGAGGAGGTACATCTACAAATATTTTTTTATCATTAGGTAGTGCTACACTGTCATTGTATTTTTTTAAATTAGTTATGAAGTTGCCTTTTGTTATGATTGCTGATTGTCTTCCAACGGTTTCTTTAACTTTAACCATTAGATTTGCTTTTCTTTCATCAACAGATAATTCTTTACCAGCAAACTTAGCCTTAGTTGTGTACTCACCTAAGTATTCTCTTATTGACTCACTGTTGAGAGCTCTTCCTTTTAATATTCCATCATTTACTTTACTAAGGACTTGATCTTCAACTAGATCTTGTGGATTTAAACTGGAGTTAGCAAAACCTTTTGCGCTCTTCAAATCATTTAATTGTTTTATTCCTTCTTCTCTAGTTATTTCTATACCAGATTTTTTATTTGCAGCCATAACAGTTTGCAAAGCTCTTTCGGCTACTTCTTCTGTTGGCACATAGCTATCGTCCAAGAACGCCCGATACTGTCTCGTGGCATACAGTCCTAGCTGACCAGCGATAGTGTCTTTAGCTCCTTCAGGTAAGAATTCAGGCCTTAAATTTATTCGTTCACTGTATTCATCAATGGTTTCACGAGCTCTTTTGGCTGCTCGAAACAAACTGTAGTCAGATACAATGTCATCAACATTTGTTTTGGTCGTTAGATTTGCACTAACCAAACCAAGATCTTTATCTGTTTGAACTAATATTTTTGCTGCCTCTTCCTGCCTACTAATTGCTTGAGCATATTCGGCACTACCTTTTTCTAATATGTCATCGGCTGGAAATAAATAATTATCCAAAGCATCCATAATATTTTTTTCTGCAACGCTATTATCTTTTCCGCTTTTAAATACAAGAGACATTGTTTGATTTATTTCATCTAACGCTAATTGGTTTTTAGCAGCTAACGCACCAAACTCAATTGCTCTAGCATCTCTTATCTCAGCCGCTTCTTTAGTAGGCAAAGCTCCTCGATACCTAAACAGTGCTGCCCCTTTATCTAATAAAGGATTACTTTTTAAAAGACTATCTATTTGTTCTCCAGCGTAACTAGAAAAGTCTTTTAACCCTTGCGCTGCTTGTTGTACTCCAGGGACTTTAGCACCTACTGAAGCCGCTGCTCCAAACGTAGCGCCCAGTGTTGAAAACATGGCAGGGATTCCAAGCGTGAGTGCGCTTGCTTCAAGACCAATCTTTCCTTTGTTTAACAAAGCTTGAAAGGCTTTCTCTTGTCCATCTAATTGATCCAACTCTTTGGTTAATGTTGGACCTACGCCAATGTATGCATCTCCCATGCTTTCCATATCTGATGATGCAAAGATAGCCTCACCCAAACCAAGCGCAACAGCTTGAGCTATCTTGCCCCTGCCTTTCATTGCTTTTAATATGAAGGTTGCTGGCACACCAAACTGAACTAATGCTTTGGGAACTTCTGCAGAAAGAC